TTAAGTTCTATTTGCATTGGGTTAAGCAAATAGACTTCTTTTACTCTACGGGTGCTTTCGCCTCGTGCTAAGTACCAGAATGTTTCACCGTATATCTCGTAGATCATAGCCCACAGGTGAACAAAGTCTGACGAGTTGGTCTGCGGGTTTGGATTTTTAGCAAGTGTAATGATTGGGTGATTAACGTATACATCGCCATTGCCTCTTACGGCTTTGGGTTCGTAGACACTGGTAGACATACCAATTTTGTCAATAGCCTTAAAGGTAATTCCCCTTAATTGATTTTGTGGATCAAAGGTTGAGGCATTTGAAAGGTTCCTAATAACGGTACCAAGTGAATTACCGAGTTGTTTTTGTGTAAGAACGCTCAGCGCTGCTTTTGCTCTATCAGTAAACTTCATTTATGTTTTCCCATTTAAGGTCTCAAAGGACTCTGTTCATATAGTACCACTTATGCTCTTAAAGATAAATATCATCTATGTCAAGTGTATTACCAGAATAGTAACAAAGTATTAAGGCATCGGCAATGTCAGGTGAGCGAAAACCACGCTTTTTGTAGTCGTCTTTGCTTTCTACCGCCCTACGGCCTTTTGCGTCCATTTTCCACTGCCGTGACGATAGTTCCATTATAAGGTCAGTGTCCATGTCTAATTGCATTTCATTGATGTGTGATTGAATATAGAACCATGCTTCGCTAATAAGGTTGGTGTATTTGTCAGGGTCGCTTGCTTTAGCACCAAAGTTAATCGGCATAACGTTGTAACCACGCTTCATCATCTCGTCAGTAACACCGCCGTTATGCGTCCAAAATGGTTTTTTACCGTCCACCTTTGTAAACATTAGCCTTGTGTCATTATTCAATATCAGAGAATAGACATCACCAGTTGTTATGGTCGTCTGTTTATTAGCAATGCCGTAGCCGTTCTTAGCATACTCAAATATCACATAGTTGTCTTCAGTTCGCGTAGCTGTTCTTCCCTCTATCTGAAATGTTGAGCCTTTGTCATACTTCTTGTAATAGTTACCCGACTTGCCCGTCTTATAGATTAGTTCCATAAAGTCATCAACTAGGTTTACACTTGATGTGACGTAGTAGTTGCGGCCATTGGAGTGTATGTACCCGTCACCATCTCTGAACGCTCGCATAAACTCTTTAATTACCGATACTGAGTTATTGGCAACCCATCGTGGCACTGTCTTAAACTTAAAACCAGTGCCACCGTTATAACAGTGTTCATCAATCCACTTATATAGCGATTGGTTAAATATTTTGAAATCTTTACCGCCCGACTTGCCGTTAGGTTTGACCTGAACCTTACCAAAGTATGACATTACTCGCTGTATCTCGTCGAAGTGTTGGGTCTTTTTCTGTGTGACTGTAACGCACTTACTGCTACGGTCTAAGCTACCCTCTGATACATACCAACCGAGCAATATCGCAAACTCCTGTGCGTCAATGTACAGTTCGGGATTGATTATCTTATCGCCACCACGGGGCATTGTAATGACTTGCGGTTGCATGATGAAGTCTTGCTCATCGGCTTCGTAGTTGAACTTAGTGTCGAATATAGCTTGCTTGTAATTTGTCGCTAGCTCCCATGTACCGAGCTTGTATTCGTAATTGTTTCGAGTTTTGAATGGTATCTGGTGCGCCCATGCAAACTTATAGCCGTCTGCCTCTATTATTTCTGTACTTCGCTTACTCACACTGTGTACGGTGGTTGTAGTAACATTGCCGCTTTCGTCTTTGGAGTAAACGATGTCGCCAGTAGTGAGATGTTCCGGGTATCGCCAGCCGTCAGGTGTCAGCAACGAGGTGTTGCCAGTTATACAGCCGACTCCGGTATCGTCAACCTTAATAAGCACTTCTTTGTTAAAGTCTGCAAACATCTCAAGTTTGTCGCACACTTCTGTAGTTCGTAGCTTGCTGTAAATGCGTTTGTCCTCTTGTCGCAACCCCTTACGCTTAAAGAACACGGTACGGTCGCCACCCATGCGTGCAACGTCTACACCAATCTCTATTGCTCCCTCTGGTTTTATGGTTCTCTGCATGGCGTTTATAATTGCATCTCTGCTAATAATTGCAGTGTCGGTCTGGCTGAGTGGTTCACCAAGCCACTTGTGTGCATACAGGCTTGGGTTTTCTAGTTTGTCAAGCTCCATTTCTTGCTGTAGCACATCGGGAAACCAACCGTACTTAATTGCTACTTCATAATTGACGTTGATAACACATGTCTTTTCTTTCTTGTTTATAACAAACTTGCTGTGAATTGGGTCAAGTTCGTTAAGCCTGTTGTATGTGAATATAATTTGTGAGCCTGGCTTGCGAATAGTAGGGGTAAGAATGTCAATAGATGCTTCGGTCAGTGCATGCGCTTCTTCACACCAACAAAAGTCAATACCCTCCATTGATTTGATTTCGTTTGTATTGTTTCGTATACCAGTAAAGATAAACTCTGATCCAGTTACCGTGTTGCGTATTGAATCCTTCTGCACCTCAAAGTCAGAAAAGCCGTACTCGCTAATAATGTCAGCGATGAGCTTATGTACTGAGTCTTTGATTGACTTCTGTAACTCACGGGTACAAAGAATACGCACCTTGCGTTCACGTGCAACAATAACCAGCCTTCTTGCCACAGTGTGTGACTTTAAGCTACCTCGTCCACCGTATATAAGGAAGTAACGCCAGTGAGGACTAAATAACTCCTTAAACTCCTGCGGTATCTGTATCTTTGTCGTTGCCATTTATAAACTCCACCAATGCTATGTTGTAATCTTCCTTATCACCCAAGCCAATAAATTGTGGTGCTTTGCCTTCTGTGCGGTCTGTTACTTCTTTAGTGTCAGCAAGTCCATCTGCCTTAATAGAGTTGTTAAGCCTTACAAGTGCAACCCTTTGTGCAATTGTTTCTGGAACAAAGTCTTCAAACTCTTTGTCGCTCATTCTAAGGAGCTTATTGTATTGGTAGCTAATAGAGTCAGCTTTATCCCAACGACCATTAGAGCGGTCTTCAGGACGGTCCTGGAAGCCACCTTTGCCTTCTGGGTTACGATTCATGTCTTTGTCTTGCTTAGTAGTCATAACCGTATTATATCACTTAATCTAATTGCTTGAACTTCCATGTTCCGTTTTCCCCTTTATCGAACCTTACGTTGCAAGTGCTAATATGCTTAGGTAAGATAATTCCGTTCTTAACAATATGCCCTATGCCAAGATCCATATCAACGTATTTCTTTTTGTTTATGCTTAAACCCCATACAACATCAGGGCCATAAGGCTCATCAGTCCATTCACATAAACCACTAAGCCATACCTCTCTTGGTGCAAGCAAGCAATAAAATCCTGTAGCATCTACTTCTTGTATACCTTTAAGGTTAAAGTCAATGCTTTCAAATGATGTTTCAGTAAAGTTCTTCCAAGCTCCTATGTGGTACAATCCGTGTCGCCCTACTTGTATGCCAGATACATATCCAAAGTCTTTGCCCTTAAACACTTCATAATGAGTGATAAGAGTAGCAAGAGTGTCTGATGGGTAGTCTCCGTCTCCCTCTACTTGCCACACTAGGTCTGGGTTATATGCTTTAACAATCTCTTGTAGCTTTTTGTGGTTTTCGGCAATACGCTTCCTGCGTTCTTTTGGTAATGTAGCCGGTGATTCATCAACATAGAAAATAGTCCTGTCGGGTTGCACAGTTTGCTTTAGTATTTGCTTGTCAAGGTTAGTTCTATCCTCAACCATCGCTATACAAAGTATATTCATAGTAAGCTCTTTATAGCTTCTTGCCACTTAGGTAATAAAGTAGTCCAGCTAATTGAATCAGCTATAGCGTTTGCTTTCTGGCTTTCGGCTTTAATGTTTTCTTGAACGTATGCAATTTTACGATGTAGGTCGTCTGGGTCTACCTCATATATATCAACTCTGCCGCGAGGTTCAAAGTAACCAACTACCCTAGCGTCAACTAGCCACTCTTTCGGTAACAAGTGATTGTTCGGTGATATGTTTGGCATAATAACTGGCATGCCGCTTGACAATGCTTCGTTTAGGGGTAAGCAATTACCACCGTATTTTCTTGGTAATACTAATATATCCCCAAACGAATAAAGCTGTAGTTGGTTTTGTACATTGTCAAATACGTTTGAGTGTCGGTATTTACGCCGTATGTGCCAAGCAAAGTCACTGTTCTGTGTTGTAACAATACCATTCGGTTGTGAGTTCATATACAACCAGGTTCCGTTTCTGTCGTTTTCTGCTGGCTTCCCGGCAATGTGCATGGTTTTTGTTGTTGTTCGTTCACGGTACTCATACGTATCTCGGTCTACTGGGTGGTGTAGCTGTACTACTTTTGTGCCGCGAGACTCTGCATGCTCCCGTATGTAGTCCTCTTTCCAGGTGCTTGGTAGGATTATCATGTCAGGCATTTCATATTGAGGGTATTTAACATGATCATAAAACTCAGGGTTTTCAACGCATATTGTTTTTACTCCCATTTCCCTTGCTATTTTGTAAAGGTTAAGGTTGTATGGTGTCTCTGCGGTAAGGATAACATCTAAGCCAGATAACATGTTGCGTACCTGGTCATCGTCTGGTATGCCTTTAATCAGATTGTAGTCTTGATACCACTGTGTGTGCTGCTCGTTGCCGTTTAGTGGAGATAAATCAATAACAATAGTTTTATATGGTTTTAAGAACTTGTAATAGTCATGGGTTTGATACCCTAGTCCAGTCTTGTCTGCTCTTGCAATTAAACCTAAACGCATTATAGCCCCCATGTTTCGTCATCAGATGTATATTTTTTACCGCCAGCGCGTCCATCCGTGGTGTAGCTGCGTTGTATTCCGCCATCTGGGTGATATATCCATAATCGGTGTTTATTCCAACCTGGCATTCCGTAGACGTTAAAATCATCTTGAACTACTCCGTGGAAAGTGTCTTCAATAAAGTTTGCCTTTGGTAGAGTAGGTAAAATTACTTCTTTATAGTACATCTTTGTTGAAAGATTTGGGCGTTGGCTCCACTGTATTGTTTTTAAGAATCCCTCATCAACTTCGCCAATAATTAGAGGCAAGTGGTCTACGGGGATAACATTTTCATGGTGAAATCTAATTGTATTTGCTTTTCCATCAAGAATAAAGTCAATACATTTATTCCAATCTATTGCTTTGTCTGGTGTAAGCGGCGCATCGCCTTCAACATAAAGAACTAAGGGTGATCGTACTAAGTCGATAGTTTCCCTAAGCATTCCGCTTTGATGATGTAGGCTTCCAAAGACAACCGGCAATACATTGTCCCACTCGTGTAAGCACTTCCAAAGTATTGTATTTTTATATTCATTGTACTCTACTTTCCTGTGAGTTTGCTCATCTCGTAAACCGTCAATCTGTAAAATGATTTCACTCGTTGGCAAGTGTATTCGTATATCTTTAATGGTTTGATCGATAATTGCAGTAGACGGGTGTGAGGGTAGCACAGAGGTTGGTATAATAACAGTAATTTTATCTTGCTCTAATCCAAGTTGATCCTTGACTTTGTTTCTAAAGTTACGTTTCCACATTAACCACCAAGCGGTTTGCCTGTGTAGGTTCGCTGGGTAATTAGCAAGTATTTCATTTACAAGTGATGGTAGTCTATTCCAATCAACTACTTTGTAAAAGGGGGTTTCGCCGTCAAACAACCAATCCCAGTATTCTAACACATTGCCATTTGCACATCTTTGGTCTGCAATTGGTATTGTCATGCTTTCTAACGCCTCAAATAGGCGGAAAGAGTCTGGTATGACTGCACCAGACGGCGCAGGAGCAACAATAGCCTTAACCATGCCAACGTAATACTCTTGAGGCTTTAATCCTTGTGTAAAGCCAGCAGAGGGGTGAAAGTCAACATCGCCTTTCATAGTATTTTTATAATGTTTGAGAACTCTTTGTAGTTCTTCTCGTCGTTGGTGTGTTATTTGACCAGCAAAAAAGACACCACGCTTATTTATAGGCTTTAGGTTAGGTAAGATTATTTGTGATTGTGGAGTGTAGCCAGTACCTAGTTTGTGATATGCGTCGTGCTTACCCATGTGTGGGTTTTGTACCCAGATATTGATCGAGTCGTGTTTGATTTTATCTACGTCAAATTGAGCTTCTTCGTCGCCCATGAGAAACAAAACAACGTTCTTAATACCACCTAGCTGCGCGTTAAGCTGGTCTTCATACCCGGCGTGACTTCGTGCAGGCAATACAACAACTGCGCTATCTAAAACAGGTAGTGTGCGTACTTCTTTTCCGTCCATAT